CTTGAAGGCAAAGACTATATCGTTAAAGACGGCGACGTAGTGCATTTTAGATTCAACGTTTGACAAAGCAAGAGCGGGTACTTATAATTCCCGCTCTTTAAAAGACCTGTCAAATGGCGATGTAGCTCAGCTGGTTAGAGCACGGGATTCATAACCCCGGGGTCGGTGGTTCAAGTCCACCTATCGCCACCATACAAATCAAAGGGTTACACATAGTTTTAACCCTTAGTTTTTCTAAATGTAGTATTTCTGTCTACATCGACCGCCAAGTTTTCAGCATACTGTTCAAGATGAACGCTCGACAAATGAGCGTACTTCAAAACCATAGAAATATCCGACCAACCACCGAGTTCCATAAGCACTTGCAAAGGCGTACCATTCTGTACATGCCAACTCGCCCAAGTATGGCGTAAATCATGCCAACGGAAATTTTCAATCCCAGCCCTGGACAATGCTTTTCTCCAAGCATGATTATTAGCACGAGTAACCGGATTTCCTTGATACGTAAATACATAAACATCATGCTTACCGACTTGCTCACGAACCAGAGCAATAGCGTCATCATTCATCGGAACCGAAAAAGATTTTCCACCCTTGGCCTGATCGGCATAAATCCAAAGACAACGCCGAGACAAATCAACCTGAGACCAACACAAAGCAGTAACATTAGACTCACGTAAACCAGTAGCCAAGGAAAAATTAACCATAGTCAACAAATGCAAAGGCAACTCACTTACAAGCCGTGCATGTTCATCACGAGTAAGCCAACGAACGCGTTTGACCGGCTCAGGCAATAACCTGATTTTAGGAGCTGAATCAAGCCATTCCCAATCGATACAGCAATTCAGTATCGACCGCAAAAGCTCCAATGTGCGATTAACAGTACTATTGCTAACGCCTTGGGATAGTTTAGAAACCCGAATAGCGTCAACCTTATCACGAGTAATTTCATGTACGCATAAACCCGATAAATGCTGATCAAGCCAACGCAACTTGAATTTATCGGTTTCAATGCTTTTTTTGTGCAAATGCTCGGTTAACCAACGAATAACAACCTCTGGCCAAGTACGACGTTGTTTAGATCCAAGATGCTTTATACGCCAAGCTTCGGCTTTTAACCGATCATGAAGTTCCTGTGCATCTTGACGGTTTACAGTCGCAGCAGTTCTTTGTATTTTGCTTCCGTCAGGTGCGGTGAACTGTATCCACCAAATTTGGCCACGCTTATAGATTGACATTGTTCAATATCCTTTGGTTGATCATCGACTACCGTCAAGGTGTCATTTACAGAAAGTGGATAACGGCCAGAAACCCAGTCGGCTAGATGCTCACAGACGAAAATCCAACGTTTTCCAGCCTTACGGCCAGGAATTAATCCAAGTTTCGCCTTTCGCCTCAAAACTTCGGGGTTCATTTTAAGGAAATCGGCAGCTTCATCTATGTCAAAAATCTGCATTAGTTTTAATTCCGTTTAAATTAAAAAATGTCTATCTTCACCAATGGCCTGAACGGCCTGAGTATCAGATAAACGTGAAACAGGTTTAAAAAATTTATCGCGAGCTTGCTGTTTTATCGGTTCGTTATTCTTGCACACAGTTTCAACATGCTTTCTCAAGCATTCCGCCGAGCAAAATACGGTTTGATTCCAGATTAAAGCTGTTTTAAGCAATGATCGGCCCGGACAAACGGAGCACGGAACAATAGAAAAAAGGTTACTCACCCTTGAATTCCACCAAGAATCGATAATTGTTATAACCACTGATGCCATAAAAGCGGCACAACGTAGAAAAAAATAAAAACGAAATACAACAGAACAAGACACACAATTAAAGCAGATCGAATGTTATAAAGAAAAGTACTCATGCCGCTTTACCCACTAATCGCCGCCGTTCCAAGCCCTGTTTAATCTGATCACGAATATCATCGTCATCTAATCCCCGGTTCCGGTAATACGTTTGTATTTCCGGCCATATATGCAAGCGGTGAATCTGTCGCATTACGTGCCTTACTGTGCATTCATTACGGCGAGCCATGATTGACACTAAGTTGCCAATAACGGAGGTGATGTTTCTAGCGATAGGGTCTACGGCTTCTTTTTTTTTGCGCGTTATTTTGACACCTTGAGCAGGGACTTTGAAGATGACGTCTTGCATTAGTAATTGCCAAAATGGGTTTAGATAACCACGGGCATCCCCATTGATCATTAGCCGGTTTCGTTCCAAGGCGTAGCGCCATAGGTCGGTTAGGTGGTCGGCAACTTGGTTAAAGCCTTCGAATTCGATACCCAGGCCCAAGCCTATTTCACGGATAACGGTATGGTGAAGCCTCGCTTCTATGCGCCGCACTGGCTGGATATTGTCATAAGCGCCTAATGAATAGATATTCCATTCTTCGTGGAAATAATCCACTTTGTCGGATTTGACTATTTCATAGCTTTTGTCGTAGATTGCCATCTGAATACCCAAGGGCTTACCGATCAGATAATTCTTTCCCTGGTCACTCGCCCCGTAACTAGCAATAGCATCACAAAAATCTGATAAATCCAGAGAAGCAATACCGTCAAAAACTCTAACTGTCCGAGAGCTTGTAATAAAATTCTGAATAAAATCAACCGGCAGGTTAAAGCCTTGATAATCACAAGCAAGATGCACGGCAACTCCCTTGGCTAATGGTTCTTCTAAGAAAATACGAGACAAGCCAACAAATTCGCCATGAAGGTATTCCCATATTTGGGCGGTTGTGCGCTGGGATATGAAGTGCGGCGACAATTCAACTTTAAGATGAGAGCCTTCGCTATCCATTTTGCCGTACCAGCTACCAAACAGGATAACTAAGCCAACAGCGTTGTTTTGCATCTTATAGCGATAACCGCCTGTTTTGCCCATCCGTGAAAAATGCCAACGGTCATCATTAACCAGGTCATTTGCGGTTAACCGGATGTATTCGTCTTTGTTTTCAACATGTTGCTCAAGCTTAGTAATGAAAGAAGCTTTGGGTACACCATGAAACAGCTGTCTTACTGTATCCACCGAGGCACCAACAATATTGACGCTTGAAAGATCAGTAATATTAGCGTTAGCAGCAAACAATAAACCGTTCTGATCTTCGTCAGAACCAAGAGCAAGGGATTCAAGAGAAAAGCGTTGGTTTAAATTCATGTTATCGGCTCTAATGGGCTTCGTGTTGTTGTTATCTGTTACGTGATACAGGGGCGTAACAGCCTTTTTGGTACTTTTAATTTTTTGCGACCGCTGTTTAGTCAGTCGTTACCAGCTTCATCAATGGGAAGGAAAACTAGATTACGCGCGTCTTGCCGTTCGTTCATCATTCCCTCAATCACTCGCTCAATCGGAGTTATTAGCGCGGCACCGGGGGAGGGGGTGTACCGTTCCTTCGCCACGTCGCCTATTCAAAAATTTTAAAGCCCAGGGAACCCGGAAATTTTTTGCAACTCGCTTGTCCCAACCTCAAACAGGCAAAAAACTTCACCCTAAACTTTAAAATTTTTGGCCGCCGTGAATGCTCAGTCAGATACACCCCCTCCCCCGGTGCCGCGTCTAATAACTAACCTCAATCACTCATTCAATCGATCAATCTTCACTCACCGCAAGACGCGCTTCTTAAACTCTCTATCGACTTTAAAAATCTTTCTGTTACTCAATTTCAAAACGTTCCGAAATTAACCGATAAAAGCGGGGGGAGGTGCGAATGCGCCTATATACATTGGTTTAAACCTATAATCACTTTAGGCGCATCCACACCTCAAGCCCATGACACGAATAAGGTCAAGGTTATCTAAAATGATGTCTCGATAAGAGGACGAATTCGCACCTCCCCCCGCTTTTATCTATCTTGCGTGTGTAATGGCATTCATGTCAGCGAGAAACAAAGTTACTGTTCACAGGATGACGTGTTACGCCTTCGCTTCTTTCTATAGGAAAGGCTGTAACCGGATAACGTTTGTCGCCCTTGCGCAGTAGGAGACCATAGGGTTTACGCTCGACGATGTATCCAAAAGCAACAATCTGAGGTATGTTCAAACTTTCAAAGACTTTATTGGACGTATCAATAAATTCTATCTGAGCGACCATTTTGTTTTTTTTCGGCGACTCAACAAGAGCCACCAGACGCGGCCTATAGTCGGTTAAGTACTTTTCCAAATAATCAGCGTCCATAGGCGGCCCCGACTTAGGTTTGGGCTCAGGCTGAGGAGCCGGTTCCTTAGTGGGTTGATTCTTTGCAGGAGAAGATTGTCGTATTTCTGCTACTGGTGCCGGTGCGACTTTGACCGGTGAGTTTCGTCCGGACAAGAAGCCGTACAAATAATAAATAGCGAAACAAAACGCAACCAAAAACAAGGGGATATAGAATGTAAAAGCGGCCGACTTAAAAACGTTTGTCCTGTCGTCTTTATGAGCATCTATCGATTCGACGCCTTCAGTGTGCGAAGCATAAAGACCAAAATATTTTTTATCATATGTGCCTTTGCCGGAACGCAGCTGAACAAATTTGCCTGTCTGCTGTTTATAGGTTGTCCAGGTATATGCATCCGGTTGACCAACGGCATCACGTTTCACGAAACGGATTAATGTATCTATGCGCCGCTTCCATAACATGTGACAATCCCTTGAGTCTTGGCCCATGCAGACTATGTCTATGCCGCGATGCCGATGCTGAGTAACGAATTCTGTTATGCCCGCATCAAGAGTCGCTTTGCCAGCCGGAAAAAAATCTTGCAGCTCATCAAGGATAACCAGAGAGTCGTTCGCAACATGTACTTGAACATCTTTCACCTGCTCTTTCGTCAATTGACGCAGTAAGTTTTTTATTACAGGTAAAGGGAAACCTGTTACTTCTGCAAATTTTTCATGATTGAGACCTTCGATATAAGCATAAACCATGCGGCCTTTTTGGAGGGCGGGGATTATTTGGTTTATGGCCGCTTCGTAGCTTTTGCCTGACCCCGGAAGGCCTTCGTGGAAGATAATCATAATATGCCTTTAATTATCATAATTGTTTTAACAACCGCCCAAATGCCCATGCCGCACACTAATATTTTAAATGCCTCAGGAACGCCACAGCGGTTAACAACATAAATAAGCCCCGGCGAATAAGTTGCTATCGTGTTCCACGCCCATTGGAATTTATCCGCCAGTTCGCCCGCATGAGATGCCCCGCCAAGGCAATAAGAACAACTTTCAGCCGCCCAATTCAAAACCCACAAAAGTGCCTCAAATCCTTTTTTTAGGAGCCAAATTGGAACATCGGCAACCCATAAACGTAACGATTCAAAACCATTAGTGATAAAGGTACGAACCGCATCATAGTAGTTTTCAATGGTGTCTAAGATTGCCGTAAAAAAGCTTTTCACCGATGCAAAAGCGTCAATGAAAAAGAATATAAACTTGTCGTAATAATTCGATATTGTGTCGATGACGCCCTGCATATATCCTCCTATGACTTAAAGCCAGAAATAATAATTCTAAAAACCATAAACACCGCAGAGGCTTGAACAAGTGCGCTAATCATCGGGAAAATACCGTCCATAAATTCATTACACAAAGGCGAAACGGGGATAGCTTGCATGTTCATAACTGCCGGAATCGTCCAGATAGGACAGGCACCACCAGGAATAGACACGTTAAAGATTTTCTGGCTAAAGCCCATCAATGGCGAATCCTTTACGCTATTAACGTTCGTTTGAAAAACTCCTTCATAAGTGTCTGTTGTGGCCTCGTACCATTTGCCTAGGTTTGGATTTGTATTTTTTCCACGACCTGTAAAAGTACCCATTCCGGCACCTGTAGAAGCGCCAGTGCCTTTTGCTTTACCACTTAGGCGGCTAGCAATCTCACGAGCCGTGTCTTCTGTAGCCAATCCAGCAGTGGAACCGCCCGAGGTCGTGGTGGTCGTCCCGGTGTTATTAGTCACCGATGTTTGCGTGGACGTTGAACCATCACTGTGCGTTATGGTTGTGGTGCTGGTGCTAGTACCCGTCACCGCGGCTGTAGTTGTGGCTGGTGCTTTTGGATGAAGATCAGGAACAACCGGTTTGTTATGAACATCCGCACACGTGAAGAATGTCCCAGGACCGCATTTTTCTATGCCTGTAGCTCCCGGAGCAGTGACTACAGGAAGCTTAGGGTCACAAGGATAAGAATAGGAGGTGTTACAAGCTACACCGGCTTTATAACTCTGAGGGTTATATTGGTCGTCGGACGGTGACTGACTACTTTCTGAAGCCGCTGTTGTGGTGTTGTCTTTCATGATGCAGGTCGGCACACCGTTGACGTATCCGGTAGTTTCAACGGCTGAGGCACCACCAGGGCAATCTTTAGGGTCTGGAGGTATGGGAGCACATACACGAGGCGGTGAAATTATTGTGCCGTCAGGACAGGTTATATCCTGCGAATGATCAGGCTCAGAACTGCATGCAACTGGAGCGATGACAACAATGCCATTACCACAATCCTTTGCGCCAGGTTTTGGTAAGCAAGTTCCTGAATCCGCATCTGGTATCTGTAATTGCCCATCACAATGGACTATATCGGAGTTGACACATTGCTGAGTAACGGTGTTAAAAGTTTGCTTGGTTATCATGCTACCGTTAACGGTGTTTGGGCATGAAGGCGGCGGACATTGTGCGCCAGCTGATACGTCTACTGTTGAGCCGTCTGGACACGATAGATCACATTGCTTTGTCGTTGCATTTGCAACAAGTGGGTAGTCGCAATTCAAGGAATGGGGGTCACACCCATCCGAACTCGCGTTTAGGGTTTCCCAAGACATAGTTTGTGTAGCGCCTGACGTTGTTGTCGTCGGGTTAGTTTGGCAGGTAGGAGGTAACTTACATTCGCCTGTTGAATCACGGACTGCTGGAGCTGTACA